ATGGTTGGAAGCATACCGGATGTTAATGTTAACATTCCTTCTCCCAGTTCTGTTTTGCCTGTAAGCATATTGAGTGATGAGCGCATGGAACAGATGCGCCAAGCTATTGATAAGCGTCTTTACAGCGATAGCATTGATGACATGGCTTTTGGTGAGGCATTTGCGAAAAGCCGCAGGGATGGTTTAGAAACATTTAACTGGCGTGGGAACTCCTACACTACCCAATACAAGGAAGAGGCTAATGTCTAAAGACCCCCGCCTTGTACGTTTAGGGCTGAGGCGTTACAATCAAGTTAAGCGCACACCGAACCATCCAACTAAATCACACGTTGTGGTGGCAAAAGTAGGTGATAAGATCAAAACCATTCGTTTTGGTGAGCAAGGGGCTAAGACTGCTGGCAAACCAAAGGAAGGTGAGAGCGAGGCGATGAAAAAGAAACGTGCTAGTTTTAAGGCGCGTCATCGTAGAAACATAGCCAGAGGCAGATTGTCTGCGGCTTATTGGGCAAACAAGGTGAAGTGGTAATGAAGAATCCTATGGCAAAGTCACTGCTTGATAAGAAATACAAGCAGCGCAAAGTAAAGCCCAAGAAGGGTAAGGGATCCTACAAGCGGGGATCTTACTGATGAAGGGCGTACCTCACTTCAAAAAGGATGGCTCTTTGTTTAAGGGCAAGACTCACAAGATGGAGGGTGGTGAGGTGCATACTGGTGCAAGCCACACTAAATCTAGTGAGAAGCTATTCCATTTGAAAGAGTTGCCCAAGAAATCCAGGCAACGTGCTTTGACTTCTATGAAGAGGAAAGCATAATGGCTGTCAATGCGGCAGGGAATTACACGAAGCCAGCAATGCGGAAGCGCATATTTAATCGCATCAAGGCTGGTGGCAAGGGTGGTGCGCCGGGGCAGTGGTCTGCTCGGAAGGCTCAGATGCTTGCTAGAGAGTACAAGAAACGTGGTGGCGGGTACACTAGTTGAAGAGGCGTAACCTATGGCACTCAAAAAATCACAGAGAAGCCTACTTCAATGGGGCAAACAGAAGTGGCGCACCAAAAGTGGTAAACCTTCTACTCAGGGGCCAAAAGCAACGGGTGAACGTTATTTACCTGAAAAAGCGATTAAAGCTTTATCGTCCCGTGAATACGCCGCCACTACGTCTGCTAAACGCAGAGCGACTCGAAGAGGTAAACAATTTTCTAAACAACCGAAACGAATTGCGAAAAAGACAGCGAGGTACAGATCCTAATGTTCTTGCATACAATAAATGAAGAAGAACGCAGAATACTTAGAACGATTGTAAAGAAGGTGCATCTGAAGCATCACCCCAAAGAATTTTGTACTGATTACGAAGCTGATAAACTCATATCCATTATCGCGCCGGAGGTTGTAGAAAAACTGATGAAAGTCGGCAAGGATATGAAAATTGACGACCTTTAAGTATAAACCAGATGGTGACACGCTTAAAACCTTTATGAAGGATAGCACCTTCTTCAGAGGTTTGCGTGGGCCTGTAGGCTCCGGCAAATCTGTTGGTTGCTGTGTGGAGGTATTCCGTAGAGCCTTAGAGCAAGAAAAGAATGAGGAAGGTGTACGCAGATCGCGCTGGGCAATTATTCGTAACACTAACCCGCAACTTAGAACTACTACAATCAAGACATGGCTGGACTGGTTTCCTGAAGATACATGGGGCAAGTTCCAGTGGTCTGTTCCCTATACGCATCACATCAAGCAGGGTGACTTGGATCTGGAAGTTATCTTTCTTGCTCTGGATAGACCAGAAGATGTGAAGAAACTGCTTTCTCTTGAATTGACTGGCATCTGGATCAATGAGGCTAGGGAGATACCCAAGTCTATTATTGATGCCTGTACAATGCGCGTTGGACGTTTCCCGTCTATGCGTGAGGGTGGCCCGACTTGGACGGGCGTGATTGCAGATACTAACGCACCGGAGGAAGATCATTGGTGGCCTATCATGTCAGGAGAAGTACCAGTTCCAGATCACATCTCGGCAGAAGAAGCAAGGATGCTGGTCGCTCCAGACAACTGGAAGTTCTTCACTCAACCAAGCGCAATGATAGAAACAAAAGACGAGAACGGAACAATTACAGGATACCAGCCAAACGAGAGTGCAGAAAACCAAAAAAATATGTTGAAGAGTTATTACTCGAATCTGATACAGGGCAAGACGAAAAGCTGGATAGACGTATATGTGATGAACCGCCTTGGCAATATCAACGATGGAAAACCAGTGTACCCGATGTGGGTGAGTGATATTCACATTGGCAAAGAGGAAATACCTATAGCTTCTGGTGTTCCTATATATGTTGGCTTAGACTTTGGGCTGACTCCTGCGGCTGTGTTTGGTCAGTGTGTGCGCGGCAGATGGCTTATCTTGCAAGAGATAGTCGCATTTGACATGGGCATTGTAAGGTTTGCTGAACTACTTCGGCAGGAGATTGCAACCCGATACTCTGGCTGTGAGGTTAATATTATTGGTGATCCTGCTGGTGACTTCAGGGCGCAGACAGATGAAAGCACACCCTTTCAGGTATTGCGTGGTGCAGGATTGACTGCTCGTCCAGCACAATCAAATGATGTGTCACTGCGTATTGAGGCTGTGGCGGGAACTTTAAACCGAATGGTTGAGGGTCAGTCAGGCTTGCTCGTAGACTATCGGTGCAAGGAATTGATTAAAGGCTTTGAAGGTGGGTATGGCTATCGGCGTATGCAAGTATCCGGTGAGCGTTACGATGATAAGCCAGACAAAAATAGGTTTTCCCATATCCATGATGCTCTTCAATACCTAATGCTTGGTGGTGGGGAGGGTCGTCATGTTTTGGGTCATAACAATGTTGCCAAGCCTGTGCAACTCAAAAGAAACTATGATGTCTTCACAAGACGCGAAAAAAAGAGTAAAACTAGTATCTGGTCACGAATGATGTAGGTGCAACATGGCTGAGTATACAATTCAAGGTTTACGGGATCGCCAAAAAGAACTCAACTCTATGAAGAGTATGTTTGCGAGTTTTGGGCCCAATGCGTATAGAAATCCTATGTCTACATTTATTAATCCCGACACAATAGGTAAGGCTCAACAAGAACTTGATAGATATACTGCTGGCTACAATGCACAAGTAAAAGCACAGGAAGATGCAATTCGAGCAGAACAAGAAGCTGAAAGAAAAAGAATTGAAGCAGAACAAAAAAGAATCGAAGAGGAGCAAAAACAAATACAAGAACAACAAGAAGTAGAAAAAGAAAAAGAAGAGCGTATTGAAGAGTATGGCGTAGAAGAAGCCAAGGATGTTCCCGGTGTAATAGAAAACCGCAGAAGGCAAGCGGCTGTAGATAAAGCAAGTAGTATGGCTGTAAGAATGACTAGCCGTGGTACTCGTGGTCGGCGTGGTACTTCTGCGGCTCCGGGGCGTGGTCGCGGATTCTTTGATCGTTACTTTGCTTGAGGTAAGTTATGAGTTGGGCAAGTTTTTTTACAGGATTAATAAAGGCCGCACCAAGCCTTTTGTATATGGGTGCTACCTATGAAGGTATGCGAAGCCAACGAAAGGCCGCAGATGCCGCAAGACGACAACAAGAAGAAGCACTGAAGGCTCAACGTCTATCTTTGGAAGATCAGCGTAAAAGTTTAGCTGAGATGCAAGCAGAGTCAGCGAAGGCTAGAGAAACAGCAGAAGCACAAAGAAAAGAAGAAGAAAAGAAAGTTACAGAAGTTAAATCAGAGGCCAAGCAAGAGCGTCTTGAAGAAGATGTTGCTCGTATAAAACGCCGCAGGGGTCGCAAATCCCTTGTGACTGGACAGAAGGGTGGTCTTGGATTCTTTGACCAGTATTTTAATGCATAAAGAACAGACAAAAAAGTTTCTCCAAAAGTACAAAAAAGCAAAAGCTGAACGTGCAGTCTTTGAGGACTTGTTTCAAGAATGTTACGACTATGCGCTTCCTCAACGGCGTGGGTATTATTTTGAGGCTCCGGGGCAACGCAGAGATGAAAGAATATTTGATGAAACTGCTGTAGTTGGAACTCAAGAGTTTGCATCTCGCTTGCAGTCTGGCCTTGTCCCAAACTTTGCGCGTTGGGCAGATCTTGTTTCAGGAAGCGAAGTTCCTGCTGAAGAGCAGGATGAAATCAATAACAAGCTGGATGAAGTAACTGAGTATATCTTTGAGGTATTGCAGAACTCAAACTTTGGTCAAGAGATACATGAGTGCTTCTTGGATCTTGCTGTAGGTACTGCTTGCCTGATGATTAATGAAGGTGACGCAGTGCATCCTGTTAAGTTTAGTGCTGTGCCTATGCCTCAGATTGTTCTTGAATCGGGGCCAGATGATGTGATTGACCATGTGTATCGTGAGCGTGAGATGCGCTATTCTGATATTCCGCATGTCTATAAGAAGGCAACCATATCTACAAATCTTGCTAAAAAGATGCAACAAGACCCAGAGGGCAAGTGCAAACTCCTTGAGGTTGTGTGTCGTTTGTACGACAAGCCGAATGAGGAACGTTTTGGTTACTATGTGATTGAGCAACAGTCTCAGGAGATGATTTTTACTTCTGAGTTTAAGGGTGTTGGCTCTAATCCATTTATTCCTTTCCGTTGGGCAAAAGCGGCTGGCGAAACTTATGGGCGTGGGCCGTTGGTCAATGCTTTGAGTGCTATCAAAACAACTAACCTTACTGTTGAGTTGATTCTGGAAAACGCTCAGATGGCTATCTCTGGTATCTATCAGATGGATGATGATGGTGTTATTAATGTTGATACCATCAACCTTGTTCCCGGAACTGTTATACCAAAGGCACCGGGAACGGGCGGCTTGCAACCAATCCAGCCAGCAGGAAGTTTTGACGTTGCTAATCTGGTGCTAAACGATATGCGCCTAAACATCAAACGTGCGCTGTACAATGATATGCTTGGTGATCCAAACAAAACGCCAGCTACAGCAACAGAGGTTGCCGAAAGAATGGCTGACTTGTCGCGCAGAATTGGCTCTGCGTTTGGTCGCCTGATGGCAGAGATGGTTCAGCCCATCCTGCAACGTGTAGTATTTATTTTGAAAAAGCAGGGGCGCATCGACCTTCCGAATGTGAACGGAAGAGAGGTAAAGGTTCGCAGTGTATCACCACTTGCACAGGCACAGGCTAATCAAGATATTGGAACAGTGGATCGTTTTCTTGAAATGGTTGCTGTTCGCTTTGGGCCTGAGATGGTCAATATGCTAGTTAGTTCAGAGGAGGCGGCGATTTACCTTGCCAAGAAGTTTGGGGTTCCAGACACACTGGTAAGGGATGAGGCAGAGCGTCAGCAGATGCAACAAATGGCGGCAATGATGCAACAGCAACAAGCGGCTCTGCCACCGCAACAATAAATGTCAAACATATCTATTGATGGGTTTCCGCGTCCTAAAGCGGTAGATGAAAAGATATCTCAAAATATTCAAGCATTGTTTACGGACGATCTTGGCAAAGAAGTTCTGTCTTACTTTCGCTCAATAACCATTGAAGCTGTGAGTGGGCCGAACATTAGTGACGCTGAACTCAGACATCTTGAGGGTCAGCGTTATTTAGTTGGCCTCATTGAGAGGCGCATCAAACATGCAGAAAAGGTAAAATCTAATGAGTGAAGCAACAGATAATGCGGAAGCTCCTGCTGAAGCAGTAGCAGAAACACCTGAAGCCGTAGCTGTAGAACGTCCAGAGTGGCTTCCAGAAAAGTTTAACACACCAGAGGATCTGGTTAATTCTTACTCTTCTTTGGAAAGCAAGCTGGGTAAAAGCGAGGAAGACTTACGCACTTCTATTATTGAGGAACTGGAGACTGCCGCAACTGAGGGTGTGCCTCAAGCGGCTGGTGAGTACAAAGTTCCTGAAGAATATATGGCAGAAGGCGAAGAACTTAGTTATGAGTTTCTGGAGAAGTATGGGGAGTTTGCCCATAAGAACGGTTTTAATCAGGAAGAGTTTGAGACTGGTCTTCAGGATATTATTAATATGGTTCCTTCTGGCCCGGACATTGAAGAGGAAAGTAAAAAGCTAGGCGAAAACGCCAATGCCCGTATTGAGGCTGTTGGTCTGTGGGCGCAGAAGTTTTTTCCTGAAAATCTAGGGTCAGAAATCATGCGTATTGGACAAACTGGTGATGGTGTTATTCTGCTAGAAACAGTGATGAACGCTTTGAATGAAACACCTATATCCAGTGATGCTGTCAGCCCATCTCGTCTTTCACAGGATGATTTGAACACAATGATGAAGGATCCGAGATATTGGAATCCAACCCAGCGTGATCCTGCCTTCATTAAAGAAGTGGATGAAGGGTTTAGAAAGCTATTCAAATAGGTTGCAAAAATGCAACTAATCAGGCATTATCTCTTGTGATAGGCCCGTATGTAGCTGATAGCCCCCTTGGGATAACTAGATGAGGCGATGACGGACAACCAATCCTGAACTGTAATTGTAACTTTTTTAAGGACTGTAAAGATGGCTAATACTATTGACCAAGCCTTTATTACGCAGTTTGAAACTGAAGTGCATCTTGCTTATCAGCGTATGGGGTCTAAACTTCGTAACACTGTGCGCCAAGCAACCAATGTCACTGGTTCAACTGCTCGTTTCCAGAAAATTGGTAAAGGCGTTGCCAACACCAAATCTCGGAACGGTGATGTAACAAGCATGGAGCTTGTACATACAAATGTAACCGCAACTCTGACGGATCATTTTGCTCCCGAATACATCGACAAACTTGACGAACTCAAAACAAACATTGATGAGCGTCAAGCTGTTGCTCAATCGGCGGCATATGCTCTGGGTCGTAAGACTGACGAGTTGTTGATTACTGCTATGGATGCTGGTGCTAACAGCACACAAATCCACGACACAAGCTCGGCTCTTGAAAAAGCTGACCTGTTGTCACTCTTTGAAACCTTTGGCGGTGCTGACATTCCAGAGGACGGTGGACGTTACCTTGCGATGAACTCGAAGGGTTACGCTGATCTGTTTAACATTACAGAGTTTGCTTCTAGCGACTTTGTAGGTGAACAGAATCTTCCGTTTGCTGGTGGCATGACCATGAAAGAATTCCTTGGCTTCAAGGTATTCTCAACTTCAGCCGTATCTGCTGGTAAGTCTTTTGCTTATCACACCTCTGCTGTTGGTCTTGCTGTTGGTTCAGATGTATCTACTGAAGTGAACTATGTTCCACAGAAAGTAGCCCATCTGGTAACTGCTCACATGTCCATGGGTGCT